ATTTTACCGCTAACACTTAGACCAAGCGCTTTAATCCAACACACGTCATACATGGCGTTGTGAAATATTTTTATTGCCGGTGTATCTAATACACCTTGAAACCATTTTAAAACTTTTTTACGATCCATGTTACCACCACCTTCGTGAGCTATTGGATAATAACCTGACCATCCTGGTACAGCTACAGCTATACCGGTTACATCACCTTTACCAACTACAGATCCTGACCCCATCTTCATTAGGTCTGGGTCTTTAGTTTCTAAGTCTATTGCAATCTCATCATACTTAGATAGATCTGGAAAATTTTCTGGTGGCAACCATTCTGTCTGTGGTTTAAATAGAGGTATCTGCATCGTAATCCCTTTCAATAATCATTTCTAAAAAGTGTATTGCTTTCAATATGTCTTGTTTCTTTCCCTTGTCACGATGTCTTATTATATATTTTATAGCACAGCCCTCTGGATATAACAACTCATTCTCAACTACAAACTTGCTGGGCTGAATTTTATATTTTTGATAGTGACTCCCCCCGTGCTGCTTGTCCCAAACGTTTTTTTTCTTCATAGTAAATATCCCTTCTCATATTTTTTTGGTTCTATTATGTGTAAGTTTTCTTTTGTTCTAGTTGCACCAACATAGAACAATCTGTTTTCATCGTCTGGATCTCTTTCATAACCTTTCATAGTATTTTGTGTTAAATCTGTTAGTAACACAACGTTTTGTGATTCACCACCTTTAGCTCCGTGTATTGTAGATAATTCTATTCTTGGTTTCTCATTTAATTTTTCTCCATTTGCTCTCATCTTTCTTAAATAATCTACTTTAGTTTGTCCTGCATCATCAAATGCTTCATACCAAACTGTCTTAACCTGTAGCCCATAATCTTTTGTAAGTTGGTCTATGCCATAAAAAGATTCTTTTGCCATACCTTTTATTTTTTTCTTGTGCCAATTTTTTGGTCCCATATATTTTGCTATACTTTCTATTTGTTTAAAGTTTACCAACTGTCCTTGTCTTAAATGCTCCCAGGCTGTTGCTGCTTCGTGTAAATCTTTTTCTGTACCTCTTCTATATCTTGATGAATAGTAAAGTCCACGTTGATACAAAGACTCTTCAATATCTTTTAATAAATATTTAGTCCTAGCCAACACTAGCCATTCACCACTAGACATATCAATTGTATCTGCATTGTAATGTCTATGTAAACTACCTTGTACAGTTTTAGGTTGCCATGTTTTATCTATTCTATTTCTAATTCTATTGATAATACCCATAGCTATACCATGAACTTTTGCAGGTATTCTAAACGATTGTGTTAGTGGTAAGTATTGTCCTTCCAAAGCTATGAAAGAATCTACATCTGCACCAGCCCATTTGTATATTGCTTGGTCATCATCTCCGGCTATAAAAGAGTCTTGTGTTTTATTCCAAATTGTTTTTGCCATATCCCATTGCATTAATGATAGGTCTTGTGCTTCGTCTATAAATACAACATCAAACTTTGGTGACTTATCTGACTTAGTAAACTCTGTTATCATGTCATTAAAATCTATTAAGTTATATTCTTTTTTGTATCTTGTTAATTCATTTGCAATAATTTTTAATGTGCTTCTTTCTAAATCTTGTGTGTGTTCATTTAAATCAAACTGTTGTTCTGGTGTTATGTTTCGTAGTTGTGCTAGTTGTATAATTCTTAAATATTCACTATCAGAATTAAATGCACTGCCTTGATCTTCTTGGTAGTCTGCGTAGGTTACAGGAAAGCCTAATTTTTTTCCAAGATCTTTGTAATGTCTTTGTTGCATTACTTGATCTTTTTTTATTCCAAGCCTTCTAAATGCTAGTGAGTGTAGTGTTCTAAAGTATGGTAGATCATCTTCTGTAAGATTAAATTTTTTTACAGCTCTGTCTCTTGCCTCGTACGCAGCTTTTTGTGTAAAAGCAAAGTAACCAACTTTATCTGGGTCTGTGTTTTTAAGATAATCATCTACTTTGTTTAACAAAGTTGTAGTCTTACCTGTGCCTGGTGGTCCTAATACAATCGTTCTCATTAATATGGATCCTTTGGTTTTAATTCTTTTTGTGTGTATTCATCTGCTTTCTTGTCAAATTGTTTAACAACAAATACAGAGATTCTTTCTTTACCAATACGTTTGTCATCACAGTTACATGTTTCTTTTAACATTTGAGCTGTTCGTGAGTATGGTACATCCCAACGCTTTCTAATTAAAAACTGATTATAAAACTTATCAAATATAAAATGATGATAACCATCTTTAGTTAACACACCACCACGTTTTAAATCTTTTATGTCAGAGCCTATGTGTCTATCTAAACAAAACTCTTCTAAATGATTCTGTAATTGATCCTGTGTAGTCACACCTTCTGGTGGATCTATCGGTTCGTGATTCTTCATTAGTGGATTTATTATCATGTCCCAATCTTTTGGTTTAACTGTTGGTGGTTTAAAATCTAACTGTTCCATGCAAGCCTCCTGGAATAAACTTTGTTGTTTTAAAAATTTTACGTTCTCTAAATGTAATCTTTCTCCATCAACATTAAGGTAATAATATGGCTTTTCTAATTTAATTTTTTGTAGGTCAGTCAACGCAGGAAACACTATCTCTTCACCAATACCAAACTTTCTCTCTCTACATAATTTTTTATCACATAGGTTACACATTGGAGTGTCATTACATTTGTAACCCCATTCTTTTTTATCATGTTGTCTTTTGATTATATCTACTTCTGATTCACTTAACGGACTTGTTGATGCTTCTATGTTAAACATAGTTAATCTACTCTTCCATTCTGCTGGCCATTTCTTTTTAGCATACACACCAAAATGAAACATAGAATTATTACGACCACCTTCTGGTATTTTATTCATAGCCATAAGTTCTATACATGGTGGTGCATCAGAATATTCTGATTGTGGTCTTTCTATTTTTATTTTTGTAATATCTGTCTGTTTAACTGTATTATATATTATATAAAATTCTTGTAATGTAGCTGCGCTGCCGTCATCTTTAAATGCATATCTTGTAGTATCATCACCGTTAAAGTATGGTAAATTTAAAAAGTTACCTGTGTCATCTGTTGATTTTAATTGTATTTGTTTTGGAAAAACTTCTGATCCGCCGTATCCTAATAATGTTTTAATCTCCGTTAGTTTATCTCTCATTCTTTCTGCTGCTACCGGTTGTTCTGAGAAGAGAAAGACGTGTGCTCCTCCGCTCTTTGACCGACAAACAGCCAAAGGCAGTTTAAATTGTTTTATCTTATCTATTAATTTTTTGTGATCAAAGCCTGCGTAAGAATCAATATCTACACAACCCCACACACATTGGTTATCTTCATTGATAGGTATGATGCCCAGACTCTGTCTACCATCTAGGTGCATTTCCCACAGTTCCGTGGTCACTGGTTGACGTACTACGAATGATTGTCCTTTTAGTTTAACACCATTTTCTGCTGGTGTGGTAACCTTGGTACAACCATGCGCACGTTCCAATCCCTTAAATATTTTTTCAAACATAAATTTTAATGGGCGCTTCCACTCTCGCTTCCACGCCCACTCCTAGGATTCGATTAGTATGGTGATGCTTCTTTAGTATCTTCTGATCCGTGTTTAACCTGCACTTGATCTTTACCAACACTTGTAGCAAAAGACTTAGCCATTTCGTAGATTGCTTTATCTTCTACTGGACCCATCTTTTCTAC